ACAGCGAACACAAAAAAGTGTTTTGTAGATATAAATAACGGAATCTATATGACTTTAGGCAACAGAGCAAAAGTTGTATATGATGATGGCGCAGTTGAATACTACAATATTCAGCCGGTAAATCTTTGGAGATTTCATAAGGAATTTTTATTGATTCCAGTGGAGAATGAAAATGCCAGTTGATATGAGTTTCAAAGATTTTTCTAATTTTCTCAAAAACAAGGCCTCAAATATAAATGACACTCTTGAAAAAACAATTCAACTTTGTTGCGAAAAAGTAAGAAGTGACATTCAGGAAAGCATGGCTAAAACTCCCAGAGATATGAGTAAAACTTATTACACAAATAATAAAACTACTCCTCATCATCCTTCTTTACCGGATAACCCACCGGCACCAGACACTGGTAATTTGCGTGAAAGCATTCGTTATGAAATTCATAATGAGAAAAAAGAAGTTTATGGGATAATAGGTTCAACCCAGAAAGATCCTGATTATGCTACTTATACAGAATATGGAACCAGTAAAATGGCGCCAAGACCATGGTTGCGGCCTGCAATGAGAAAAAATAATGATTGGATTAGAAGGTCAATTGCCAAGGCTGTAGCTGATACTTTCAAGGAGAATGAAAAATGATAAATGCTGAAGAAATGTATTCAAGTTTATTTTCTGATGAAAGAATAACCGCGCTTGTTCCAGAAGATAGTATTTTTAGCGGTTACCCGGATACAAGTGAAAATTTCCCATGTATTGGTTACATCGATGATAATCAAAGCGATGATGAATATAATGACAATAAACCCGGAGCAAGTGATTGTTCTGTTGAAGTTCATATTTTTTCTAAAAAATTAGATAGTTATACTTCTACCGCTGATATTGCTCTAGTAATTTCAGAAGTTATGACCGAAAAACTTTGGCATTGTTCTCAAAATAGGGGCGGTTTATCTGACCCGGATCCTAATACAGAACATAGGGTTTTAAGATTTCAAAAGTCAATTTATAATAATTGATATAAAAAAACTAAAATGGAGGAATCATTATGAGTAATGAAAGACCAAAAATTGGTTTGGACCACCTTGTTCTTGCTAGAGTTATCTCAGATGATGAAAATGGAATCGTTTATGATACACCTTTCAGAATCCCAGGTGCTGTAGTAGCAACAATCAATCCAAACTCAAGCGTTGATACTGATTATGCAGACAACGGAGCATTCTTTGCCCAGAACAATCGTGGTAACACAGAATTGTCTCTGGAAATGATTGACATCTCACCAGAAAACGAAGCAATCATGCTTGGTCAGCGCAGAGTCAATGGTGTAACTATTGAAACTGACCTCGACCAGTCACCTTACTTCGCATTTGGTGCCAGAATCCTTCTTGCAGGTTCAGATGCAAACGGTGATGCCGTATTTGAATACATCTGGTATGCAAAAGGTAAATTCTCAGTTCCAGAATCAGGCGGAGAAACAAAGCGCGATACTTTGACTTTTGGTCATAAGAATCTCACAGCTCAGTTTGTAAAAACTCAGTTTGTACCAGATGGACAGAAATCAGGAACAATTGGCGCTAAATGTAGAACTGATGACCCGGCTGTACCGGCCGCACTCGTTGAGAACTGGTTCAATGCTCCAGTTATTTCAACATCTCAGTCAACTTCTGCTGTAACTGTAACAGCTGCAAGTTCTGAAGGAACTCTTGTTTTGACCGGTACAAAAGGAACTTCTGAAAGTTTCACTTTTGCTCAGGAAACAGCAAAACTTGGAGAAACAATTATTGTAACAGACGCTGGTGGAGAACTTGTTGCAGGTTCTTTGACATTCGGCGGAACTGCTACTGCTCCAACAATTACATTTACTCCAGCTGAAGATGCTAACGCATTTACAGCAGTAACTGTAACAAGCGGATTGAAGGACAATAACGGTGTTGGTGTAACCCCAATGACTGATGCTGACCTTTAATTTATCTTTCACCCTTCTCGGAAATAAAACGCCGGGGAGGGATAATTTTTGTAAAAGGGATGGACAAAAATGGCTAAGAAAAACGAATTAGAAAAAATTGCACCAGAAAAAGTAACATTAAAAATTCATGGTAAAGACCGTGAAATTAAGTTTGGTTTTTCTGCGTGGGCTAAACTTGAAAAAGAATACGGTTCAGTAAAGAATCTGGACAAAATGCAAAAGGAAATTGAAGAAAAACCTTTTGAAACAATTCCTCATCTTCTCTGGCTCGGTCTCATGGATAAAGAAGGTGTTACTGAAGACAATATTCTTGATGAATATGGTCTAGGGGATGTTCAGTTTATTTCTGAAACTTTTGCAAAGGCTTTGTATGGTTCACTCCCTCAGGATGAATCTGGAAAAAAAGCGAAGGTGGAAGCATAGAAAGTTTTCCTTGGTCGTACCTTTTAACAGAAACCTTGTTAATGGGTATGACTGAGAATGATTTTTGGGAATCCACACCAAGAAAAATAATTGCTTTAATTGACCAAAAACATGAAATTGAAAAAGTAAACCAAAAGAATTTGGCTATTTATATTGCAAGTTATGTCTGGGGAAATGACCCTGATGAGAATAAACAAATTGAAAAGGGGAAAATACCGGGCATAGATATTCCAGTGGATGAAAGTTTAGTAAATCAATTGTTCTAAAATAGGAGTGTAACATGGCTGAAGGTGATTTTAGTGTAAAGGCGATAATTTCTGCGGAAACTTCAAAATTTGAAAAGAGCATGAAGACAGCTCAAAATTCCCTCCAGAATGTTTCAAAATCCATTGAAGGAGTTTCTAAACTTTTGAAATCTGCTTTCTCTGTAGTTGGAATAGGGGTTTCAGTCAAAGCTATTGCTGACTTTGGAAAGAAAGCTACCGCAACCGCAGACGAAGCAAATAAAAGATTCAAAATTCTTTCTAATACAATAAAAGCAACCGGCGCTGCAACTTGGACTTCTACTGAAGAATTGGATAAGATGGCAAAGGCTTATGCTCAAACAACAAATTATTCAGTTTCAGAAGTAGAGAAAATGCAAAGTGTTCTTCTAGGTTTCAGGAACATTACCAATGAAACTTTTGGTGAAGCAAGTGATGCTATTATGGACATGGCTACTGTTATGGGAATGGATTTGACATCAGCTGTTCAGACAGTTGGTAAAGCCCTAGATGACCCAATTAGTGGTTTGGATTCATTAAGAAGGCAGGGTTTTGCTTTTACAGAAGAACAAAAGCAGGAATTAAAAGTCCTTGTAAGAAATGGTGAACAATTAAAGGCTCAGAAAATAATCCTTGATGAACTTGCTACAACTTATGGTGGAGCGGCAAAAGCTGGACAATCTGCATTTGCCAGACTTCAACATACAATGGATGATTTTTACGAAGTTCTTGGTAACAAATTAATGCCTTTAGTAAATAATATGTCTGTTAATTTATCAAAATCGGTTTCTAAAATTACAGAGGTTTTAGGATCTGCAGAATTTGATAAATTTGTAGCAATTATGGTAAATCTTGGAAACAAGGTAAAAGTTGTTTTTGAGGGAATTAAAAACTACATTTCGAATGTTTTCACTGAAATTAAAGGTCTTGTTACTTCTGTTAATTTTTCGCCTTTTGAATCTGTTTTAGATACTCTTCTGGGAGTAATTTTAAAAATTGCAGGTGAACTAAAAAAAGCTAAAGAAGATGTTGAAAATGCTTTTGATGAATTAAAAACAAGATTTTCAGGATTTACTCAAACAGTAGATTTTGAAAATATTGCAGAAAAAATAAATACTGTAATTGATGTTATCATTTTCTTACGTGACGAAATTCTCAAAGTCGCAAATCAAATCATAAAAATAGTAAATGACTTAGTTAATAAGGTCTGGAATAAAATTGTAGAATTATTTACAGAATCAACTGAGGCACTATCTAAAAGCGAATCTAATATAAAATCTTGGTCAGATTATTTTTATACAATTTTTGATAATCTTTTCAAAATAGTTCAAGATTTAATTTACTCAGTCAGTGCTTTGTTAGAAGGTGATTGGGTTGTAGCTTGGGAATATGCAAAACTTATAGTTTTGAGGGTAGTTTCTTTTTTGGTTGAATCTATGGAAACCATGAAAAATGCTTTCCAAGACAAAATACATGAGATTTTAACAATATCTTCAACCATAGCTGGATCCTTGCCTTTTGGAAAAGAAATTTCAGTTGCCCTTAAAACTTTAG